ATCACAAGTGACCACCACCTCAAGCGTCATATCAGCATCGGGCATAAATGAGAGCGCCATATCTTTAAACCCCCAGAGCCAAACGGACAGGGCTGTTGCCTGCGCCGCTCTCGCTCACATCACCACCAAAGCGGCTCGCCTTGTAAACGATCTGTTGGCGTGTGATGTCGTTGCCTGATGGGTCATACTTAGAAGGATCAACGGTAAGGTAAGCAGCAGGGATCATCACCGCAGCTCCAAGACCATCACCAATCGGCCCCATACCAACGAGCACTTGACGCAAGGTGCGATTAAAGAAGTCATTGTTGATGGTGGTGTTGGGTGAGCTCACAGTAAGGCTCAGCTCAACATCCACATCACTGATCTCCATATCGCTCATCGCTAACAGGCTGTTGCTGTGACCGATAGGTGTGAGCGTGTTGGTGATGGTGAAGGTGAAGTCCTCAACATCAAGCGCGAGGCGTCCTAATGTGTCGCCTGTGGTCGCGTTGGTGAGCGAGGTGGGTGAGGCGTCAGACAAGACCACATAAGAGCCTCGGAAGAAGGCAGGCGCGCCGCTGTTATAGGTGGGCTCGATAGGCCCAACAGCGTTGCCGTGATCGTCTTGGATAAGCGCTGCTTGATAGGTGAGGTCAGCCATCACGCGCCCATTATCAAGGCTGAGGCTGATACTCTCAAGCACACAGCCATAAGCGTATGAACGGAAGCCCACGCCATCAACACGGAAGCTGAGGCTGTGCTCGCGTGTGCCGAGCGCTGAGCGTGAACCTGGGAACCAAGTCTGCATGAGGCGCAGAGTAGGTGTGCCTGTAAAGCCTGCTGAGAAGGCAGGGCTCACAGTCACATCACCTGTAACGTCATTATCAGTGACAGCGCTAAACTCAGCGCGACCATTAAGATCAGCACCAACGAGCGCACCGATCTCATAATTGGTTGAGGTGGTGGTGGGTGTGAAGGTGTTCACATCGCTGATCGCAGAGAGCACATCACTCTGAGCACCATGACTCTGTGTGAGGAGGCCAGCGCCAAGCAGGTAACCGAGATAGTTGCTGTCATAGTTGGCAGCGCTTGAGCCGATGGTGGTGAGGTCAAGACGTACACTGACTTGACCTGTACGCCTACGAACGCGAGAGCCTGAAGCCCAAACAGTGTCGGGCTCAGGAGCGAGACCATAAGAACCATCACGCGCATCAGCGCGCTCGCTGACCACAGGATCGCCATAAATGATGATGGGGTCACGCTCGCAAGGGATAGAGGTGAAGGTGAGCCCGCTGTTGTCGGGCAGACCTGTAGAAGCGCTGAGAGAACCAAAGGCGCTCTCTACCGCCACGCTAAGAGATCGATGAGTCACGCTCATAATGCCTCCAGATAGAGTAGATCAAAGGGGAAAGACAAGATGATTGACTGCGCCTCTGTGGTCGGGTCAATCGAGGGCTCTGTGGTTGGCTCACCTGGGATAAGGCTGATGATGCCTGTGGTGGCAAGGTTGTATGAAGGGCCGTTGAGAGTGACGAGCAAGGCGCTCGCATCTTCTGCGATCATGCGCTCCATATAGTGCAGCTCACCCACCTCATACTTAACACGCAAAACACAGCGAGCGCGCCGCCTACCCGACAACCCCGCCGCGCCATCATCGATACCAAAACTATCAAGGCGAACCTCAAAGAAGCGTGAGGTGTGTTGCCTAGCCTCAAGAGGGCCAACCCTGCCTGAGCTGTTGATGGCCACAAAGCCGTGATGAGTATCGGTCTTGGGCGTTGTCGCTTCAATCTGTCGCTCGATATAAGAGAGCGCCTCATGGATGCCTTGGCTCATCGCTTGCCACCCTTCTTGAGCTTCTTGGTCAGCTCATATTCTACCGCTGAGACTATCACATTGATGTCTTGAGCAGATAGGCCGAGATACTCACGATCAGCGTTCACATGATAGCCATAGTGTCTGACATTGGGTGTGAGCCCTAAGATGAACTTTTCAGCGCTCGCATGAAGCACCACTAAGTTATTCATCAGCGCTCCGCTAGACACAAGATCAACAAGCGCGCTTGAGCCTGCGCCCCTCCTGCGAGACTCCTGCTTATATTGCTGATAGCCTCCAGCGTAGAAGATCGAGCGCCCTGTGCGTGATGGTCTGCCCCCTTTGGGCTTTAGGCGCGCACCTCTAAAAGCCACATAGATGGGTTTGGTCGAGTAGTCTTTAAAAGGCTTGCGATCAGCATCAAGGCCCTCAGACGTTCTCAGCTTAATCATCGCCAGCGTGTTAGAGGCGAGGCGCGCTGTGTCTTTAGCTGTCCAAAGCGAGTTGGGCAGATTGAGCTGAACCTTAGCGCCCATGCTTAGTGCCTCATGCCCCTCGTTGGGGAGAAGGTCTGATCATAAGCTGTGCGCTGATAGGAGCGCCAAGAAGCGCGCAGGTCACGCGCTGACCCTCCGCTCTTGGCTTGGTCAAGCTCACCATCATCAACCACGTTGTCACCATCGCGATCAATCGCCACCGAGCGCAGAGCTAAGTCCATGAGCTCCATACAGCGCTCACGCATAGCATTGGCAATATCGAGCTGACCCGCCATCTCATACACGCGCGCGGCGGTGCAATAGGCGTGAGCGTTGAGGAACACTGAAGGGTTGAACACCTCATCTTCAGTCAGTGACTCATCACGCAGATGATCGCGCACCACATGAGCCACCTCATCAAGCGCCGCCTTGATCTGAGGTGCGTAGCTCGTCTGTCTGCGTGGCACCATGTCAGCGAGCTGGGGAAAAGTATCAACAAGCCCATCGTGATCAAGCGAAGTGTTAAAAGGGCGAGGCGTGACCTTAACCAAGCCCTTCTCAATGCGGCTCTCTGTGCCTTGACCGAGGTCAACAATAAACTCTACCTGCCAAGGATAGTAGCCGCTCTCATCTGTGATGATGCTTGGGATTGTGCATGAGTACATCGCAAAGACTAAGGACGCGCTTGTGGTTGTGTCCACCTCGCGTGGTAGAGGCTCAGCCAAGATCGCAGTCGTGCCGACCATACGCACCACACTCACAGGATAGATCATGTCTCCCTCAGTGATGAGGTAAGCCTTGCTCTGGTCAGCTTGGAGAGCTGAGGCTTGGTTGTCTATTGTGAGGGTGCGTCTATCGTTAGCCACTGCACTAACTGAGGCGCTCGCCCGCGTGGCGTTCATGGTCACGCTGTGACCTGTGCCGTTACGATAAGCCTTAAAGGTTGGAGCTGCGCTAAGAGGCCCAGGGGCGATCCACTCAAAGAGGTATGACTGACCTGTGACTGCTTTGATCATCAGCGCGCTCCTGCGTTGGCTTTGGCTATATCTGAGGCTTTAGCCTTCTTCAGCTTTGCGGCAACCATAAAGCCCTCAGTGATAGGGCTCCATGAGTGTCGGCAGTTATACCCGCCTCCGCTTGTTTTGACAGGTAGACCCTGCCCATTAGATAGCGCTCGCATCTGCTTCTCATCGACCACCAAGTTGATCAGCGCGCGACAGAAGTCGCGTGTGATGCCATCGCGTGGCCCTGTGTAGAGATACAGATCAAGCCCAGCAGACTCAGCCACCACAGCTGTGATGTTGCGCCCATACTGAGAGAGCTTGGTTCTCACCTCGGTGAGCTGTCGGCCCTCGCTCTTTTCCAATCGTTGACTCAGCGCTGTCATGGCTTGATTGGTTGGAACACCAACCACCATAGCCTCAAGCGCCTCCCTCACACTCTTGAGGGTATCGGGCAAGATCACATCTTGAAAGACTGCATCAGCCGAAGATATAGCGAGCGCGTCTATCTGCTCTTGCACTGAGTCGGTCTTTAACCCTTCCACCACCTGAGAGATGGATGAGAGGGCAGCTTCTGCAATTCTCTCTTGCTGAGCGATGAAGTCATCAACAGCAAGGCCCAACCCACCTCTCAGCACAAAGTCTAAGAGGCGATCACGAGGGAGGGCTAGAAGGGTCTGAGGGTCTGCAAGATCGAGCGCGGCTTGGAGAGTCTTAAGCATCTCCGAGCGCCCTCTCTTGAGAGCCTTGAGCATATCGGCCTCAGCTTTCACCTCGGCCTTTAGCTCCTTGACCTTTGCTCTAGTCAGTCCTGCGGTCGGCCCACTAGCCTGCTTACTGAGATCATCGATGGCCTTTTGATCAGCATCGATGCGCTCAGCTAACAGGGTTGTGTGAGGTCGACCACAAGAGCAGAGCATCTTAGAGGCAGTCGGTGAGCACGAAGCCGAGGTCAGCGTCAATCGCCTGGAAGATGTGGCTCTCCTCAGCGTAGACATGGCGGCGGGTGCGGTCGAGGCTGTCGTACTGACCTGCAACCATGCCACCAAACTCGAAGTTGAGCGCGGCAACAGGCATGGCCTTCACGCCACCGCTCTTTTGAACGATAGCGTCAGAGCCGTGAAGGAGGCCCATGAAGATGGTGTCAGCAGTCCAGATGTAGCCCTCAGAGCTAGAAGCACCAGGCACAGCAAGGTCTTGACGAGCCTCACCCACCATGATGTTGGGGATGCCGAGGATGTCACGAAGAACAGCCTTAACAGCCTCATCGCTGAGGATGCGGTTGCCTGCGGCGATACCTGCGGAGCTGTCACCTACATAACCACGGATCTCAGGGTTGCGAGCGAGGGCGCGGAACACCTCACGACCGAGAACCATTGAGTCAGGGTTGATGCCGTGAGCGTTAGCAAAGAGGGTGTCTTTGAGCTCATGGAGGTAGGTGAGAGGCTCAGCGCCTGAAGCGTTGAACTTACCACCGAACTGAGCAGTCGCAGTCGCAGTGTTGAAGTTAGAGCCGTCAAAGAGAAGATCAGCAGCGCGCTTCTCCTTAGCGAGCTTCATCACGCGAGCAACCTTCTTAGCGATGCGCGCCTCCTCAGAACCTGGGTACTGAGAGTCAATGATGTCCTCCATCGCGATGGAGTCTGCTGCGCTGTAGATCTTGCTCTTGAAGGTGGTAGAGCTACGATCAAAGCCACCGATGTTGGTACGAGATGCACCGGGTGCGCGCTCAAGGTCGAGGCCTGCGCCTGCGCCCATGAAGTTGCGGGTCTCCTCAAGGAGGAGGGTGCCTGAGCGCTCAGGAGTCTTGATAGACTCAAAAAGCTGATCAGCGATGAGCTGACTATCACTAGGAACAGCCTCAACGACAAGTGAGCTTAAAATCTCGTCAACAGGATGCAGGTTGCTGTATGAGCTAGCCATAATGGATCACCTCTTTCTTAGTTAGCGGTCACAGGGCCGTGGAAAAGCACAACGATCTGCTCACCAGAGGCAGAGGTTGAGGTCTGATTGACGTTGGGGAGAACGCGAGCGACAGGGAAGTCACCAGAGGTTGAGCCATCAACAAGCACACCCGCAGCGCCAACAGTGAGGCGAGGGGTAGAGCTAAAGGTGAGGGCTGCGCCTGCGATGGCGCGGGTCTCGCCGTGAACGATGACATCAACGACATCACCCGCAGAAGCGCCGCGCTGAGCGACACCTACGATGAGGTCAGAGGTGGCGTCAGTAGCGACAGCGACCTTGCCGTTTGAGTCGAGGGCAACAACAGCGAACTCCGTGATGGTGCTCGCTGCCACAAAGGACTTGCAGATGTTAGGCGTGTTCATGCTTAGGCTCCAAACACAGAGTTGTATTGATCAGGGTTCTGCTCACGGAACAGGTTGAGAGCAGACTCAAAGGAAATAGACTTCTCGCTGGCGAGGGCTTTGACCTTCTCAGCGAGGGTGGCGCGGTTAAGCTCCTCACCGCTTGCGCCATGACCGACCTCAGCGAGAGGCACAGCAAAGCTAGCGGGACGCTCACTAAACATCTTCCAAAAGACAGGCGCGCTCTCACGCTGATCCCAAGCGGCCTCAACAGCCTCGGTCTCAGCAGGTGCCACCTTGCCCTCACGAAGTAGCGCGCTCACAGCCTCACGGCGCTCTACGCTGCGCTTCTCTGCCTCGATCACCTCAAGGCGCTCGCTGAGCTGTGTGTTCTTGGCGCGGAGAGAGTTAATCTCGCTGAGGAGGGTTGCCTCGCTCATAGCCTGCACTGCGGGCTCCTCAGAGAGCTTCTTCTGCTTCTCCTCGTAGTCATCGCCCATCATCTCAGGCTTCTCCTCATCCTCTTTGGGCTCATCCTCAGCCATCTCCTCGGGCATCTCGCCAGCGAGGGAGGCGTCAGACTCCTCCATCATATCTTTCATCTTCTGCTCAAGCTCTGCGATCATGGCATCCTTAGCCATCAGCGCTGCCTTGAGCTCATCGATAGACATTTGCTCGTCCATCTGTTGCTCCTTTTCGCTAAGAGTGACCCGATCAATCTTGTCATGAGACTGAGCTGGGCGTGGGGTGAGAGTGACAGCGAGGAGCTGAGCATCGCCCACCTTCTCGCCACCATCGCGAGTGTGTATCTCGCCTTGAAGGTATTCGGGAGATGACCACAGAACCCCGCCTGCATCTTGCACAACCTTGAGGCCGCGCTCGTTGTAGGCAGGGATTGCATAAAGCCCATCTTCACGGAGCTCTAGGTCAACGATCATACCGAGAGCGCTACCGCTTTCAGGAGGCGCAGGAGTGCCACCTTGAAAGGGTGAGGTCGCATGCTGCCAATCGATGATCACAGGATCAGCATCACGCCTCTCTTTATAGACGCGCACCATCTCCTCAAGGAGGAGGCGGTCAATCTCAGCGCCAATCTTCTCACCGCTCATGCGTGAGGAGACTTGACCGAGCGCCAACGTCTTAAAGGCTTTGCCGAGGGTTAAGCCCTCTGGAACATCATAGGTCACTTGAGGTGAGACCTGCACTGCCTCGCCATAAGCGCGGAGGGCAGTCACCTTTTCATCAGCTGCTTTCATCTGCTTCACAACCTTTCGCGCCCACGCATAGCCCGCATCACCTCCCCAACCATCCCAAGCTTGGCGACCCTTGCCATAGTCGTCCCAAGTTGAGCCCTGCTTATCGACCTCATGTCGGTTGAAGTAGGCGAGCATGCGCTTGACTGTATCGGGAGAGAGACGCTTACCTGCGATGAGGTCACGCGCGCGAGCGATGCCCACAGGAGTCATGCCACGCTGTGACTGAGGCTTATCAGCGCGCCGCCTCAGTGCTCGCTCTGCTGCCTTGCGAGCGCCTTGAGGTGGCTTAAAGTCAATGTGGCTATACTTCTTAGGTATGGCCAGCTTGATCATGCGCTTAAGTTTTCTCACTGCGCCTCCTTGCAAGCGCCAACTCTGCAAGGGCGCTCACACCACCAACCCCTCGATCTCTGCGATCAAAGCCACCACGAATAGCCATGAGCCGATCAATAGCATCACGCTCGGCTTCTTCAGGTAGAGCCCCCGCACCGAGTCGCTCACGAATAGCGCGCTCAAGCTCGTTGTCAGGAGTCAGCAAGCCAGAGAGCACTAGATCGGGGATCATCGCCAAGCTGTCAGCGAGGTCGTCAGTATCGAGACCTGTGTGAGTAAGGCGAGGGAGCTTGGAGGGGTCAACCGCGCCATAATTCCATCTCACCAAGCGCCCAATCGTTCCACCACCTCTGCGGTCAACACCGCTCACAGCAGACGCCACGATGTCACAGAGGTTGATAGCAGCTCGCCTAAACATGGAGAGGTGAACCTCACCCACCGAGCGAGAGCCTGTGTCAGTGATGCCGAGGTTGGCGAACTGAGCAAGGAAGGCTTGGCTGATCTGATTGTCACACTCTCGGATAATATCGAGAGGGCCTTGCGCGTAAAGGTTAGGCGCAGCGCTGTATGTCTCAAAGCTGACCACAGGGTTGTCGATGAGGTAGCTTTGCTCGGCGGCAAGGAAGGCTTGGGCCTGTGCCTCTGCCTCATCGATCATCGCGTTGATGTCGGCATCGGTGAGGCCCTGCTGTTCAGCGAGCGCGCGGTCTACTTTGACCTTGGGCGCAGGTATAGCCCACCTGTCAGTGCCAACGCACATGAGGTTAGCGATACGCTGCTTAGTGCGCCACCACCACCACACAGGGCGAAGCATGCCAGAGCCCTCAAAGTTAGAGCCTGTACGATTGAGGGTGAGGAGCAGGAGCTTATTGGAGGGAATAGGCTCAGCCACCTTACCCACGCCCACAGTGTTCTGAAGAACCCCATCGAGGTGCTGATTGTCACGGCTGAGCCAACGCTGATGAGCAGAAGGCTCACGGTCTGCGTAATGGTCGAGCCACACGCGCGTCTTGCCGTTCTCATCGAGGCCTACTCGGTAGACCTCCTCAGCATAGCGATAACCCAAAGGAACGAACTCAAGCAGGTAGCTGAGCTGTTCTTCCCATGACAGGGTTGTCTGCCCTGCATACCCATCAAGACCCCAAGCCTCATTGGCAAAGCGCGCGAGCTCGTTGCAAGCTGGATCTTCCTCATCAGCACTCTCCCAACGCCAAGTCGCGCTGAGTAGTGTCTGCCTAAGCATATGCCAAGAGCGTCTGACCACAGGGTCAGTCCTCAGCATATCCTCAGCTTCAGTCACCCAGTTGAGCCCTGTGAGGCTCGGGTTTCGCTCATATCCCGTGAGAACCCCACCGCTCAACTGAGTGCCGCTGATCCCCCTCACCGAGAAGCGAGGGTGAAGCGCGCGCATATGGCGTGGTGCCTCACCTGGCTCTGATTGATAATCGAGCTTTCTCATTTAGCCCTCGATGATTAAGGATAAATCCTCCATCAATCGTCAGCTATCTCCATTACGTCAATCAGCAGTGTCGTGTTTCTCTTGGGCGTTGTCAAGTGTAGGCCACTCACCCTTTGATTGAAACACGCTTAAGTCAAGAGGCTCACTATTGTCTGAACAAAGCGAGGCCGATGTAAGAAAGTAATGCTCGCCATCAGCTGGCATCATCCTCTTACATCGACCGCACCAAGTCCACACGATCTCATCAACGAACAACGAGAGAGATTGATCGGTCATGTTGCCCCCAAAGCGCCGATGTTAATCAGTGTTAATCATGACCGATCATATACATAACACAGCACTGATCACTTCTCTTTCAAGATTTCGATCATCGCCTCAAGTTTATCAATACGCTTCTCAAGCTGATCGATATGGTCGATGAGCTCCTTCTGCTCCTCCTGCTCCAGATCAAAGCGCTTGGAGGTGAAGCGATAGAACATATAGAGGAAGGCTAGTGTGACCACAGCCACAAGGTTGTTGGGGTCGAGCGCCTTCTCAATAATGCTAGGCGGGATAGTAGGATCAGGCATCAGAAGCTCCGAGGTGATGTGGAGATACCCGCTCGCTTATTGCGGTTGGGTCTTGCTCTTGGAGTATACCCACCGCGCGTCACCTCATCAGCCCAATAATGGAAGATGCAGTCATAACGCAGAGCATCTAAGGGATCCTCTCGCCCATCCTTCTTAGGTTGCTCCTTATTATCCCAAGCGTAGCTCATGAGGGCTTTACGGAGGCTGTTGCCTGTGGCGCGCTCGCCCTGCCTCCACACCTCCTCAACGATGAGGTAGCGATTACGATTGAAGGCGCGCTTGAGGCGTTGCACACCATTGAGTATGTCAGTCCTCACAGGGTCAGTAGTAAAGCGCAGAGGTAGACCGATGCCACCCTCATCGAGGCCCTTGGCGATCTCACGGAAAGCAGAGCGCCCTGTCTGATCGTTGCGCGCCTTACCTGCCTTGTCAGCCACACCCTCATCAAGCCATATCCGAGGGCCTGGGGCGAGGTGCTTAAGCGAGCGAGGCCAAGCCACCCGCAGTATCAGCGCGCTCAGCTGCCTGATCGTCACCTCTTGAGGGTTGATCTCATGAGTGATGATGGTGGCCTGTCGCTCCTCATCATAAGCCATGATGATCACCGAGGGCTTGCGGAAGCCCCAGTCAATAGCGATGCGCCCTGTCATCTCCTCACGATAAGAGAAGTCCTTGATCACATGGCGCTCGCTGTCAAACTCTTGATAGACGAGACCTGTTGGAGGTTTGGGCTTGTTAAGCACCATAGCCTCACGCTCATCATCGGGCAGGAGCTTGGTAGCCTCAAACCACGCCTCACTGAGGTTGTTCTCATTAACGTATGAGGTGAACATCAGAGGTGAGCACCCTGCATCCTCTGCCATCTGTACCCACCAAGCGTCAGAGACAGGCAAGCCCACCAAGATGAGAGTCGGCTGAGGGCCAGAGCGCAGACGACCAAGCGCCTTATGTGCTACCTCTGGGCCGAGTGTTTGACACTCGTCAACGAGAGCCACACCGCTTGTGACGTTGATACCCTCAAGAGGGTTGTGTGAGGCGTCGCGTGTGCCCGGGCGATAGTAGGAGCGACAGAGCACAGACGAGCCTGTGTGGGTGTCAGTCCACTTGTGCAGCGTGTGATTGTAGACCCACCCGCGCGGGGCCAGCCACTTCTCGATCTCAGGCATGAGCACTGAGTTGTAGCGTGGCGTGGTGTCGGTCACTAAGAGTGAGGTAGTGCCAGGCCGAGTCTTGGCGATGAACCACAGCGCGAATATTAGAGAGGAGGTCTTGCCCGATCCCCACCCACAGCGCGCGGCGATCACTTGGTCTTTACGCCTTATGCCTGTAATGACCTCACGCTGTAGGTCGTTTAGAATAAATGGGCGCTCCTCATCACTCATCATGCCTCCCCTAAGTATTCTCTCAAGCGCTCGACATTGAGAGACAGCGCGTGAGACTTCTTGCCTTTGCGGTAGCCTGTGACGACACCCGCCTCAACAAGGTTAAGCACTTGATGTTGTATTGCATAGATGCCCACATCATCGGTGATGTACCCTCGCGCAAAAGTCCTCACAGGTAGCAAGGCCCCCTTTGGCCACTCCGCCAACATCTTGATAGCCGCCCTCATGCTCGGCAGGAGCTCCACCCAAGAGGACAGCTCAACGAGATCATCCATTATTGAGCGTGGCTTGGTGGGCTTGATCTCGACCACAGGCGCAGGCTTGCGAGGGAGAGCGCACACCTCAAAGAACTTGCTCGGCTCAGTGTAGGAACACATTGAGGCGTCTAGGCTGTCAAAGCTTCCCCACCTCATCGAGGCCATAGGCGAGTCGCGCCCAATATCACGCCCCCAGACCAAGACCACATCAGACCACTCAGAAGCATGAGAGATCGCCATCGTTTGGAAGTTGACGCGATAGATGCCGAGAGCCACACACCATAGCGCGTTGGCCTCATGAGCTGCGCGCTGTAGATCGAGGAGGGCTGTACCCATCTGATCGAGCACCTTGTGCATGAGGTCGGTTGGGTTCTCACTGATCCCTGCGTGGCGGGTCTTGATCTCAAGCGCCACCTCAACATGACCTGAGCGCCGCGCCAAAACGAGATCACAATACTTGCCTGGGTCGGGCCAAGCAGGGCGCCCCGCCTCGATGGGGTCAGCGCTGATCCGGTAGTTGGCCCAGTCTGCGCTCTCGATCACCGAGAGGAGGAGGCCTTGAAAGCGCTGATGAATACGAACAGCGCCCGCCTCCATCTGCTCTTTACTCCATCGTTGCGGAAAAGATGGGTGCTTGATCTTAAGGAGGTCTTGTGTCATTGTTCACCTTGCTCGGTTTGTGTTGTCGAGCGCCTTGGCTGTGGTGGCCATTAACTCACCCCTCCCTGTCAGTGTTGATGGGGAGGGGTTAGTTTTAGGAACTCCTCAACGATGCGCGACCAAGCGGTCAGCCTGTCTTGGTATGTGTGATAAATCAGTCTGCTGATGTTGACATCAGTACCATACACTCTCACATCGATGTGAGCAGGGAGCTCACAGGTGAGGCGCGCGCGAGGCTCCTCCACCCACTCTGGGGAGCGCACCGCTAGACGCCTGTCACCATAGATGACCGCTGTGTATAGCTCAGGCACCTCACCACGCAGAGGAGCGAGGAACTGCATGCCGTTGAGGAGGCGGTCTGAGGGCATGTACACCTTATCAATCATCATCGCCCTCGCCCTCACCTTTGGGAAAGAGCATCTCGTTGGTCTGCTCGATCATCGCCATCACTTCAGCGTTGCCGTTGAGTTGCTTAGTGCTCACTTCAATCTCACGCTTAGCGCTGTAGCGCTCGGGCCACCTGCGCTCAAGGAGCCAAGCAAGGCCCTTCCAATCTTGGCGCGCATCGATCAGCGAGCGCATCTCAGAAATCATAGCGCCCTCTCCTGCGATCTTGGCGTCATCGATGCGCTCGCGCAGCTCCTCATCAGCATCAAGCCAGCGATAGAAAGTGGCCCTGCTGAGGTTGGCACCGACACACGCCGCCTCAACGCTGTGACCTTTGGCGAGTAGGTGGCAGACCTCCTCTAGCTTCTCAGCGTTGCGGGGCGCCTTGGGGCCTGTCTTCACGCGCGCGCTTGTCTCGATAGTCTCATTAGTCTCTCCTGCTTCACGTGAAGCAAGACCTTTGAGGTCACTCTTAGGCTTTGACATACTCGTTCTCCCTTTGCAGATAGAGCCTCATGCGCCTCATCGCACCCGCAGCAGTATTGGGCAGAATACCTAAGTCTCTCCCCACCTGCACAACGGAGATGGTTGGGTCGGAGCAGAAAGTGCGTAAAAGCTCAGCATATCGGTATTCTGCTGAGCGCTCCTCAATGTCTGTCAATGCCTGCTCATACAGCTCTATCAGCTCTAGGCGATCACTGACGAGCATATCACCATCGATTGCTGACCACCGCTTCTGAGTAATGCTTAAATCCTCAACGCTACCGATGGGAGTATTCCCACGCGCGCGGGTGCAATTCTTCGCTCTACTCCTCACAGTCACGCTCATAAGGCGCTCAGTCAGATCAAAGTGTGGCCTTGAGCAGAGATAGGTGAGCGAGTCAGAGACTACATCATCAGCCTCAGACTCCAGCGCCCCACACCTCATCGCGTGGAGTCTCCACTTTTCCCGATTGCCTAAGATCAGCTCACCAAATGCTTCAATCTTGGTCTTCGGCGTCCCACGTCTCGTCAAGAGACTCCTCATCTTCATCGTGTTCATCGTCAGGTATCTCCATCAAATCGTCTATCAGAGCGTCTAACTCCTCATCTGAGTTGATGATGAGCCACTCTGAGCCTAGGGCCATCTCTTGTCGGTTGGGTTCCATGTTGCGGGGCCTCCAATAGATGTACTTTCGGTCTGCACATTAGGCCCAACAAAGCGCCAATTGTCAACGATGATGTCTACATCTTGACGCTTAACGCCGTCCTTCTCCCACTTGTTGACTTTGGCCTTGCCCTCGATTGAGACCCACTTGCCCTTTTTTACATGATCAAGGAAGGCTTTGCCGCGCTCGCCAAAGATGACCAAGTTAAACCAATCGGTTTGTTTCTCACCTTTGACATAAGCGTCCACAGCGAGCGAGGTGCTCACGATGTCTTTGTTGGCCCCGCGCGCTTCTGGGTCTCTGCCGATGATGCCAACTAATAAAATCTTATTCATCTCTGATCCTCCATTTAAGGTGTTAAAACGATGTTAAGAGGGAGGCGCGCAGCAAAAAACGCCTCCCTCTCTCCACCTTAACCCTTGCACACTTAACACGCGAACAGGCTTAGAGATGATTGACAATAAAATAAAAGTAGGCGAGGGCAGTGTTGCGCTCGTTGATGTGATGGGCTCAGCGTTGAGCGTGGTCAATGCTGCGCGAGTATCGATGGGCAAGCGCTCCGAGAGCTTTGATGCGCGTGACGCCAAGCTGATCAAATATCTTTGGGAGCATGGTCACACCTCGCCCTTTCGTCATGTGCACCTTCAGTTTCACATCAAAGCGCCCATCTTTGTTTTGCGCCAATGGATGAAGCACCAGGTGGGCTGCGCGTGGAATGAGATCAGCGGTCGATATGTTGAGCTTGATGAGAGCTTTTGGAGTCCTCACTTGTGGCGTGAGCAGAGCGCGAGCGTGAAACAGGGAAGCGGTGGAGCTCTTGAGCAGAGCGGTCAGATTGATGCTCACTTTGTGTATGTCGAGGCGATCAACGCCGCTGTCGCCACTTATCAGCGCTTGCTCCAGATGGGAGTCTGCAAAGAGCAGGCGCGCGCTGTGCTCCCTGTTGCCACCATGAGCGAGTGTTATTGGACTTGCTCGCTTCATGCGCTCATTCACTTCTTACGCCAGCGCCTTGATGGTCATGCTCAGCAGGAGATCAGAGAGTACGCTCAAGCGGTGAGCGAACTTGCCGAGGGCGTTGAGGGCTTGAGCTTCATCTTGGGGACTTGCCTTGATCGATTATGATCTCACTGACTTTGTAAGGTTCATGCTTTTATTACTGATTATGCGCTTGGCGTTTGAGGTGATGTCATGAGGGCGCACTGGGTGAAGCATTGGATGCGTCACGCTGAGCTGATCGCTGAGATGAGCCCTTGCCCCCGAGGGCAGGTTGGGGCGTTTATCGTTGACGAGCGAAACAACCCAATCAGCGCAGGCTTCAACGGCCCACCGAGAGGAGCCTGCGGTGATCTGTGTGGTGGTGAGGTGTGCGACAGAACAGCGCGCGCCATACCATCAGGCACATCAACGGAGATAGGCTGTCACCACGCAGAGCAGAACGCCTTGATGAACGCACTTCACAAAGGCGTGAGTGTGGCGGGTTGCACTTTGGTGGTGACTACGCCGCCCTGCTTGGGCTGTGCTCGCCTCATACATCACGCAGGCATTGAGCGCGTGGTGATCGGTGGGCGCTCGTATGACTCACAGGGAGCTGATTACCTTGAGAGGTTTATCGCTTTACGTCAGGGTGTCTCTTGTAGCGTGAGCGAGCAGTCTCAGGATTACAGTTCATGATTTCGCCCATCTTTTTATAGGTGAGTCCTTGATCTCTGAGCTGTTTGGCCCACTCCACCTCTGGCGATAGGTAGGCTCTCCCCCGGTTGCCTCGGCTGAGGTCTAGCACCCAAGTCCTAGCGCGCTGATAAGAGACTCCGATCCTGTCTGCGACCTCTTTTATCGTTAGCCCTGATTTATACAACCTGCGCGCGCGATCTTTGAGGTACTTATGCCCCATAGAGTCACTCAGCATATCTTCAAACCTAGCGCGCTCCTCCTCATCATGAGCCTCGCGCAGCGCCTCAATGTCCTGCTCTCTGAAGACGCGAGCGCGCTCGACTGCCCAAATAGATGCTTGATGACGATGGAGGTTGTGAGCTTCCCAAGCGGCTCTCCTCTCTGCGTATGTGCTCATGATCAGCTCCACCCATCATTGATCTGAGGTCTACGATCACGCCCGATCATCTCTACAGGGCGCCCGAACATTGAGCGCATACGCGATCTCATAGCGCTGTTGTTCTCCAGGAGGTTCTCAAGGATCACCTTGGGCTTGAGGTTGGTGGTCATACAGACCGCAAGCTCACCCGCGCTCCACCTGTCATATATCGCGCCAATCAGCTCGCGTGTTTGGTCTCGGTACCAATCACCCCAATCAGAGCCAGAGCCACCGATCCCGCCAAGCTCATCGAGGCAGAGCAGATCGATGTTGTTGAGGATATGAGTCTCAGGCTCGACAGGATTTGGGCGATCAGCCCGACCCCATGAAGCCTTGATGTCAGCGAACAAGCCCTCATGTGTGATGAACAGAGCGCGCTTGCGAGAGAAGCAGGCATGCTTGGCGAGGATATGAAGCATGGAGCTTTTGCCGTTGCCTGGCTTGCCGTGAAGCAACACACAAGGGAGCTGAGGAAGGTCTGTGTTCTTGGGTGCGTGAATGTAGTTGAGGAGCGCGCCCACCGCCTCACGCTGAGCTGGGCTGTCCCACTCATAGGTGGCGAGCGTGTGCTTGTGAGCGACATAGGGCAGGCGCGCCGCTTCGATACGCTTGAGGGCTCGGCGTGGGGCTTCACAGTGAGGGCAGAGCTTTGAGGAGGGCGCGAGCCCTTGCGCTGCCCTCGGAGTGATCAGCCAACCATCTTGGCATCGACCGCAGTGAGGCAGAGGTGAGGAGGCCAAGAAGCCGTTGACCGAGCGCCACTCTGAGGTGGGGAAGTTCTCGGCATTGATGCCAGCGTAGCTTGGCGCGAGCTCCTGCTTGGGGCTCTCGATGACCTCAACTTGGTCAAGGTTGATGGTGTTGGTGGTGAGGGTGTTCATCGTCAGTGTCTCCATTTAACGTCTTATGAGGCTCTGAGGCGCTCTTTGTGTGTTGGCGAGATGCTCGATATAGGTCACGATTGAAGCGGGCGATATACGCAAATTGTGAGCTTGTTGAGCAAGGACTGCATCATGCTCATTAAGGGCGAGCCTTATATCCATCCGACCCTTGAAGCGAGCCACCTCATCAATCTTTTGTCTATAAACAAATAAAGAGCCCATGTCTTCACTCGGAGCGATGAGCCTACAGCCTGCTTGAAGCGCCGCGCGCCTCTCAGCCTCAAGCGAGTCCTCGCGCGTGGGGTTAGGCTCTACCTCTGGCTCAGCGTGTTGATTATGAGGTTGATTAATCTGTTGATCTATTAGTTGATCATTAAGTTGATAAGAGTTGATATTGGGTGCATAAAATTCCCCACCCCTAGGAACTTTGTTCACTACCCGTTGGGAACTTTGTTCACCATCGTTAGGAACTTTGTTCACTACCCGTTGGGAACTTTGTTCACCATATTGGGAACTTTGTTCACTACCCCCCTCAACCTTAGAGGTGAGCAAGGTAAAGGCTGCTTTATGGTGAAGGCCGTTCTCACGCCTCTGGGCTGTTCGCTTGATCCAACCTTCAGCTGATAAACGCTTGAGGCTGTTCTTCACACCTCGGTCACTCATGGCGGTGAGCTCTGCGAGATCGTTGACTGACGCGACTCCCTGCCATGTCTGCCAATCTGCGCGCATGAGCAAGGCCATCATCACGACCTTATCTCCTGCGGTGAGGTTGGTATCTCGGAGAGCGGCGGCCCTCCAGTTCATCTCTTTCATAAGGTCTCCCTCGGTTGTGGTGGTGAGCTCGAACCTACACGCGAGCGCTCTAAAGATCAAGCTCTCTTTGTAGTCTCTTAATCTTTTTTATTCTCTGTGTGAAAAAAAACTTGACGCCACAGATCAAGCGAGCTATCAAGGTTGCATCACCACCAACCAAAGGAGGTCAGACATGACCCTCAAGGATCGCCTCAAGCGCGACCTTGGCAAGCATCGATACAGGTTCGTTCACTTGGCAGAGGAAGCAGGCATCTCACCCTCAACTCTCAGCCGCATCTTAGGTGGACAAGACACCTCGATCAGAACAGCCACCAAGCTAGCCAGAGCCGCCAATCGCCTCACAGGCCTCAAGACTTATACCCCCTTAGACTTCTTCACTGACCTTTAAACCACCACAACCAAGGACAACACACATGAGCATCATCATCTTCTTCTCTCTCATTGCTATCTTCCTCCTTAGCATCGGCTGGGCTTGGGAGGTCATTGAGGAGCGCAGCGCCAACGCCAAGAAGCCTGCCAAGATCGAGCGCACTTGGCTCACTCGCCCTTACACAGAGAACGAGGCCCTTCACCTTCACTATCACCTCCGCATCTATCACAGCATTCACCCTCTCCAACGCCGTCATCAGCATGACGCTGGCTTCAAGTTTGAGATCATGAACCACATGAGCGAGTCAGGTGTTGAGATCCATATCCCTGGCGGTGACTGGGCTGCCATGATCGCGCTGTGGCTCACCATCGCAGACTTTGATGACATGGCTCGACAGACCCGCTTCACGAGCTCCCTCACCACCAACCGCTTCAACCCTAACGTCTAAGACACCACCACAACCAAGGATTACATCATGAGCATTTACACTCCCAAGACACTCGACCAAGCCAAAGATATCGCCACCCTCATCAGTGACAACCCTCGCGACTGTGTGCGCCTTCATGCTGCCTTTGGCGCCCATTTCGGTGGAGACATGGCCCTCGCTCAGAACAACGCATACATGCTCAAGGGCAAGCCCTCACTCAACGCTGACGCGATGGCAGGCATCGTGCGCCGCTCTGGTGTGTGTCGCTTCATGGTCATCACCTCATGGGATAACGATCACTGCACTTATCAGTGTGCTCGCCACGATGAGCCTGAGCAGATCGTCCACACGTTCACCTACACCATTGAGATGGCTAAGGCGCAGGGCCTCACACGCAACCGCAATTGGCAACAGATGCCCATGCAGATGCTCCGCGCTCGCGCTCTGACCCTCATGCTCCGCGCTGTCTACCCTGACGCTGTGTCAGGCATCTACTCACCCGATGAGCTGGCTGACAACATGAGCGACATCAGCGATGACGAGCGCGCACAGATCAGCGCTGACTCTCTCGGTGAGCAGATCAGCGCCGCGCCTCGCGCTCAGCGCGCTCCTAGGTCTCAGCCTCCTCGCCCTCCTCAGCCTCAGCAAGCACCCAACGAGCACAAGGCTGTGGACAGCGCGATGCCTCCAGCGTTCCGCAACGAGCCTGCTGATCAAGTGCCCTCGCCTGCTCAGATCGCTCAAGGCTTGCTCGCCGCCTCTGTGGTCGGTGAGGTCGATGAGGAGACAGGAGAGGTCAGCGATCACGCTTGGGAGAACCAAGACGATCAGAAGCTCGCCACCGAGCGCGCTGAGCGTGTGGCAGGTTGGCGTGACCTTGAGGCTTACTGCGCAGGCCTGTGGACTATCGCCAACAAGCCCAACAACGCCACACCCGCAGGTATCAACCTCTTGGTCGAGCGCGCCAAGTCCATCGGCATCGAGCGCTGGCTTGGTGTGTTCTAAGACATCAGCAGGTAGAGCACCCCACCTGCGATCACCACAAGCACCCAATCGCCCAGCTCCTCAACAATAGGATCGAGGGCGAGCAAGCATAAGATCAGAGCGATATAGAGCATTGACCCCCCGAACAAGCGGGCTCAAGCTGAGCATCAAAATAATCGCTCTTGATGTTGCTGAGGTCAACGCCCGACCAATCGAGTGAGGCGAGCTTAAGCCAAAGCTCCTCAGCGGGTGCGCCCTCCTCAACGGTCTGATAAGGCGCTTGATCATAGGCGCTATCACCGAACCAACCGAGGAGCGCCACGCCGCGCAGCTTGTCTCGGTTCTCATAGATGAAGGTGGCAACATCTCCCCACTCGTCATCTTTCACTGTGCATGTGTTGGAGACGTTGTGAGTGAGGCCCTCAACGCGAGTAGGCTCAGAGCCCGGTGCCACCCAGTGCTGATAGACGAGCTTGACGCGAGTGAGGTGAGCGAGCGCGCTGTCAGTCTCTCGCGTGAGTGAGCCCTCGGGCGCAGCGCAAGCGAAAGCTACCACGCCTGTGTGCTCATCGAGGTCGGTGAGAGCATCGGGTACATGAGCCTCGAGCACAGACCATACAGGGTTGACCTTAGCCACCCTCATGCGCCTGATGTAGCGCTGAGCATGGAAAGGGTGAACGCCTGCGCTAGTACCTGCGATGGTGGAGGTGTTGCCCGATGGCTTGATTGTGGTCACGCGCGAGGCAGTCTTGATGCCGATCTTAGCGGCGGTATGTTGATTGACCTCAACGCAGAGGCGCGCGCCCTCCTCCAAGACCTCTGGGTCAAAGAGTAGATCGGGAGCTGCACACATGCCTGTAATGCTCACACCGATGAGCGCCTCCTGCTCCAAGATCATCTTGGTGGTGCGGGTGAGGTAGCCTTGATTGGTGTAACCCGCTTGGAGGGTGCCGATGTGAGCCGCCGCACAACAAGCCTCAAAGAAGTCCTCCTTGCTCTTGATGAGAGCGCCGTTGATCTCGGTGAGGTTGCACACAGCCCAACCACTTTGGAACAGATAGCCCTTGCTCTCAAGCGCCTCACGCTTACGCAGCATGTCGAGCGTGATCTCTTTGATTTGCTGACCATGAGGCGTGGTGATGGTGTAAGGGAATAGACCAATCTCCGCGCATGGGTTAGTGCCATGATGAGGATCAGCGAAGAACGCCACCCCAGGCTCACCCCACGCCTTAGCCATCTCCACCACCTCATCAACTACTTGGCGCCCCACATCGAGCCCCACCCCTGCGCTGATGTTGGCGTATGCGCGTTGTGGGTTATGCTTCCACCAATCGCCCACCTTAGCTTTCATCATGAGCTCATCAGTCTCGTCAAAGATAGCGATGCTTGCGCTACGCCTCACGCCACCACTGAGCACAGCCTCGGAGAGGAACATCACAATGTCGAAGGCATCAACCGAGCGCAGGCGCGCTTGACCATCAGCGATGCACCGATCAAGGAGCGCTCTGATCTTCTCAAGCGCAGTCTCAAGAGGCCCACTACCTGGAGCTTTCCCACCGCTTGAGATGTCTGCGCCCTTTGGCCTGATCGATGAGTAATCAAAACGGATATGGCGGTAGTCCTCGTAATACCCTCGATGAAGATAGCTATCGATGAGGCTCTGAGCTGCGCGCGCCCACCCCTCAATGCTGTCTGGGATAAGCACCTCATGCACCAAGCGGCGCTCAGCCTCTTTGGGTGTGAGGAGGCGAGGAAGGCGAGCGATGTCAGCGCCCCTCACTGAGAAGCCTGTGCCACAGCCACTGAGGAGAAGCCAGAACGCCTCAGAGAAGAAGCGGGAGCGATCACAGGGCGAGTAGGTGCAGTTGTAAATCCTCATGTTATTGCGCTCGATGGGAGCCCCACCAAACTGAGTAGAGCGCTGAGAGGGGAACACGCGCTTCTCTCTGACGAGCTTGAAGGCGCGCTGTGTCTCACCGACCACTTGAGGGAAGCGTTTGAGGTGCATGGCCTCAACACGATTGACAGCATGAGCCCAAGTCTCACGACCCTCGCCGCCAGGTAAGGGTCGGGCATATTGAGCGGCGAAAGCCACCTCTCCAAGGATATGATTTTGCATGACAGGTCTCCGAGAGGCGAGCGTCATGCTCCCCTCTAAGATGGGGTTAAGTTAGGGTGAAGCGCTTAGGGTGTCAGTAGGGCCGCCACCGTGAGCGCGCTCATAGATAACACAGCGACCAAGCCAACCCGCCACCACCAAATCTCTTTGGTGAGGCTACTCACTTCACCTTGAGAGGTGACAAGCTTGAGCTGGAGCTCATCGCGTTGCTTGAGGTAGCTCTCATGAACTGCCTCATGGTTGGTCTGTAGCTTGCGGATATGATCAAAGAAGGCGAGGCGCTCAGCCTCAAGGCGCCTCTCACAGAAGCTCCAACCCCTCTCAAGGTCGCTCCTCACAATCGCAAAGTCCTCAACGCTCAGACAGAACTGATCAGAGGGCTCGACATACAGCGCCTCTATCTCAACCCCTGTGGTGAGCTTAAGGGGCTCCCTGATCACTATCGGTGAGCTGAGAGGGCTGAGGATGAGGAGGATAGATGAGAGGAGTAGTTGAGCCATTGATCTGCCTGCATATTCTGCATCTGAGGTCTTGGATAGAACTAACGTAGTCTTGACAGCGCTCGCGCTCAAGCGCCGCTACATCATCACACGCAGCCTGCGAACACTCAAACAGATCAAGCTCACAGGCTTGATACTGCTTGGTCTGCTCGCTGAGCGCCTCCTCACAGGTCGAGCAGTCAGCCTTATCCCAATGCAGGCCCACGACAAACATCAAGGCAGACCACCCGATCAGAGCGATCACAGCGCCAGCAATCAGTCTCTGAGTGTGAGTGAGTTTATCCATTGTCAATCTTCTTCATAAGGAGCTCCTCAATTCTGTTGAGCTGCTTTTGTATATTCTCCATCTGGCCCTCGATCTTTGCCACCACCACCTCCATCTGCTGCCCTCGCCGCTGAAGGCTCTTGACCTCAGATTTCAGCTCCTTGACCTCCTCGGCCTGTTGCTCAAACTTGAGGCGCGTGGTCTCCATCGCGCGCGACACAAGCAAGACCCAACCGAGCGCAGGGATTAAAACTAAGGTGATGATGTCTCTGGTCATTTCCCACATATTATAATCTCCAAACTAAGACGCGAGCGTTGGCATCCCAATTATAAACGGGGCCACCATCAATAGCCCCAGGCGTTGTACCATGAATTGCTGTGATCTTGAGTTGGACAGAGTGTGATGCGCTCGTGGCTTTAACATAACATCGCGCGCGCTCATCAGCCCAAAAGCCCATTTGAACCTCAGCGTTATTAATCATGGTTTGACCGGTGGCGATATTCCCAGACGCGCCTCCGTCATCGTACCACCTAAAAGAAACCCCATAAGACGTGCTCGTACTAGGTGGCGTGTCTGGAGCGAGCGCCGCCTCAAAAATATAAACGTGTCCATCGTTTGGAACAGTGAAGGTCGCGCCACTCTGTGTCATGGTGAAATCATGACCTGTGGATCCCTTTGTGCTCCAAGAGATCGCAGTACCTACAGAGACCGCGCCGGTAGCGTTATAATATATGTTTACTTTTGAGCTCGTGCCTGAGCGCTCAGGAAGATAAGTCATGGGTTCACCTCAACATGATCAAAAGAGCATGACTCTTGGCGGTGTCACTCGTTGTGGGGAAAAAAGAAAGTGAACCGCTAATAGCCCAAGCATGAGAGTTGCCAAATGACAAGGCTAAGTCATCTCCCTTTGGAGCGTTCCAAGCCCCAATCCCTGCTGTGCTAGATTTATTGATCACTGAGCCTCTCATATAATCCACATTGTGAGATGTTTCGGTGTAGCCAAAAAAACCACTAGATTGGTAATTGGCGTGAACATAAGCCGCCTCACAATAAGACTCGCTTTTTAAAGAGAGAGGAGATGCTTTGATCACTCCTGAGCATGGGGAGCTTTGATTAAAAAACAATACGTTTGACGCAGAGGGAGTAAGTATTGCGAATGGAGTTTCATGTTCTTTGCCAACAGGAGAAATAGAAAAACTCATAGGTCAACCCTCCTAACATAAATTTGAGAATGTGAGGTGATGACTGTGACTGTGCCTGTCACAGATGAAACCTTGAGCTTTAAGGCTGACGTATTGCCTTGATCAACTGTAAAGACACAATCAGCTGCATCTGATCCAACTTTGCCTATAGCTTGACGCCCACCAGAGGCTCCAATTGTTGAGCCGTTCAGCTCAAATATGAAGTCAACCTCATCAGTAGATGGGTTCGAAGCGCTCGCTCCTAAAACAGCAGATGCGACATAATGCCCTTCTGATAGTGTCAATGTGTCTGTCCCTGCTCCTGTGATGCCAATGTCGTCATAAGCGAAGTTAAAGATGATATAAGCACCCGAACTGAGGGCCGAGCTGTAAGAGAGTGACCCAATCATCACCTCTATGTTTTTAATTCTGCTGTTTAGAAGATATGACATAAAAACCTCAGATCACATACCAAGATGTGCCATCACTGACAATCGTAGCCGAGGCGTTTTGAAAGCCTAAGACCAAGCCTGAGACTCCATCAATAGTGTCGTTAATTGTGATCTCATTAGCGCTTAGGTTTTTGATGTTGTATTTATAACCACTACCAGAAGCGCTCGCTGTGGGAAGCGACACAGTGCAGTTCACACTCGGCGTGAGCAGGTAAATCTCCTCAATGCCCTCATGTGTGGTGATCGCGTAGGTTGAGCCAGGTGAGGCGCTCGTGACATTGGGCGCAGGAGGTGAGAAGGTCTTAGGCTCCCAACGGCTGTTCGTATTGACCCACTGCAAAACCTGATTGTCTGTGGGCGCGCTGGGATAAGCCACATCAGCGAATGTGTCGAGGTCGAGCGCAGCGAGGTTGCTAGGCACGATGGCGCGATCAGTCGCAGTAGCCGCTTGAGCCTCTGCATCGGTGGCGAGCTCCACGAGGCCAAGCGTTGTCTCGTCTGCCACAGGAGCAGGAGGAGGGCCTGCCTTAAAGGTCGATGATACGCCGTCGAAGAGGAGGATCTGACCATCGGTCGGTGCCACGGTGAGGTCAACATCATCAAGGCCATTGAGCCCATCAGCTGCGTTCACTTTCTCGCTGAGACGAGTGTCGATGCCCGCGAGGTGCGAGTCGAGGTCACTCGCGGCTGCGGTGTAGTCGCTGGCTGTGTGCGCGGTGTCGATGTGCTCACCGCCAAGCGTGAGCGCTCCATCGGTAGGCGTGATCGTATTGACGCTGTTCACCGCCAAGCCGACCTCGGTGTCGAGCCCTGCCAGGTGTGAGTCAAGGTCAGCGGCGCTCGCTGTGTAGTTCACTGCGGTGTGCGCTGTCTCGATGTCAGCGCCACCTAAGACCACAGCGCCATCGGTGGGTGTGAGCGTGTTGACTGTCTTAACTGCCTCACCGTCAAGCGTCGTGAGCGCCGTGTCGAGCGCGCCGAGCTCGTCGTCGATACCGCCGAGGTGATGGATGACCTTAGTGCCATCGACAGTCGCACCGCGAGTCTCGTCGTAGTTGGTCGCGCTGAAGCTCAGTGAGAGGTCGCCCAAGTCGCCTGCGTAGAGCTCTTGCTTTGTGGCGTCGTACACAGGGAGCTGACCGTCAGTCGTGAAGGAGCGCGTGTTGAGCTCGATCGACGATGAGAAGTAGCACCCCCACGCCGGCTGATAGTCCGTCCCACCTTGCGAGTAGTTGAAGCCGAACAGATCGACGGTGGCCTTTGACTCGACGGTGACTTGGCCGTTCAGCGTGATGTTTTGGCCGACGAGCAGGTGAGCGTTGGTGTCGGCTTGATCGACTTGGATCACGAGCTCACCGAGACCCCAGTTCGTGACGCGGATGTACTCGCCGTTGTTCGTCACGCTTGGGAGCGTCATCGTCTTGGTCGAGCCTGTCGCCGTACCGATGATGTAATGCTTACCACTCTCAAGGGTCAGCGCGTCGGCGTCGGTGATGAACGAAGCGCTGTTGATGAACGACGTTGGGGCGTTGCTCAGATCAGCGTAGTCGCCGCTCGTCGCGACCGTCGCAAGGTCGCTTGACAGGACGATCTCCGTTGAGTCGGCTGTGAGAGCCGTCGCGCCACCCCCTGCGACGAGGCGACCGCTTGTGCCGTCAATCGAGACGTCGAGCTGACCTGCGCCGACCTTGAGCGCGTTGAGATAAGCGTCTTTGGCGCGAGCGCTCGCTGAGCCGATGTCGCGTGTGCTGTTGCCGTCTGGCAAGAACGCTCCGCTCGTCGCGTTGAGCGACCACTGACCAGCCGCGAAGCCTGCCGAGCCGTCGCTCACTTGGATGACCCCCTCCGCACCTTGCGCCGTTGTGCTCAACGCACTCAGCTCGCTCGCTACGAAGGCCGTGGTCGCGATCTGCGTTGTGTTCGTGCCTTGTGAGGCTGTTGGCGCTGTCGGCGTACCTGTCAGAGCAGGTGAGGCGATGTTCGCTTTGAGGGCGAGACCAGAGGCCACAAAAGCGGTGGTCGCGATCTGCGTTGTGTTCGTACCAAGTGAAGCGGTCGGCGCTGTCGGTGTGCCTGTCAGAGCAGGTGAGGCGATGTTCGCTTTGAGGGCGAGCTCAGTATCAAGCGCCTCATCCGCCTCTTTGAGCGACGTCGCGGTGTCAAGGTAGTTGGTCGCGCCGTTGGCGAGATACGAGCCATCTTCCTCCAGACCGGCGCCAGTGATGATCGACGCGCTGACAAGCGACTTGCCTTGTAGGCTCGTGTCGATCCCTGCGAGGTGAGAGTCGAGGTCAGCCGCGCTCGCGGTGTAGCCGACCGCCGTGTGCGCTGTGTCGATGTCTGCACCACCAAGCGCCACATCACCCCCAACAGGCGAGACGCCGTTCACTGAGCTCACGCTCGTCGTGCCGAGAGGTGACACCTCAAAGCGCCCATTTGTGGCGGAGTACACAAGCGCGTCACCGTCTGCCAAGCCCGTGAGGTCAACGTCACTCATTTGAGCGAGGGAGTCGATCTTGCGTGGGTAGAACACATAGCGGTTCAGTGACCCGCCTACAGTGTGACGATCCATCGCGAAGTAGAGCGTGGTGCGAGGAGGCACAGTGATGGATGTGATCAGCGCGTCATACTCTGTGGCGGGGTCGCTCTCTAGCTCGCCACCGAAGTACACCTGATAATCTACACCATCAATGTTCGCTGTCTGCACACCGAGAGCGATTGTGACATCGTTCGCTGAACGGTTACTCACCGCAAAACCGTTAGCAGCGTTCAACAGTTCCTCCGCGTCTGTCGCGTCAGGAAGGCTGATTGTGAGCGCGCTTGACCCCATAGGGATCACATACATAGCGTCTGCGTAGTCCGTGCCCACTTGAGACGTGTTGATTGAGCGCAAAACAAACTCTGCGCTGTGCTTTTGGAGGTTCGTGAACACGTTAGCCGCGAGCACCTCGTCAGCGTTTCGCAGCGATGTAGCCGTGCTGAGTAGGTCACCATCAACAGACGGTGCAACGTAGGAGCCATCATCCTCCAAGCCCGCGCCCGTCTGTGTCGCGTTGATCTCCGACTGGTGAGCGGCGAGCGAGGTGGTCACAGAGCCAAACTGTGTGTCGATCCCTGCGAGGTGTGAGTCGAGGTCAGCGGCGCTTGCGGTGTAGCTCACTGCAGTGTGCGCTGTCTCGATGTCTGCACCGCCCAACGTAAGCGCTCCGTCGGTGGGGGTGAGCGTGTTGACGCTGTTCACCGCGAGGCCAAGCTCGGTGTCGATCCCTGCGAGGTGTGAGTCGAGATCAGCGGCGCTTGCGGTGTAGCTCACTGCAGTGTGCGCTGTCTCGATGTCCGCGCCACCCAGCGTGATGTTTCCGTCTACGGCGGCGATGTTATTAACCGTCGCTGTCTCAAGTGTGCCGAGCTTGGTGTCGATCCCTGCGAGGTGAGCTTCGACGTCGGCGCTCGCGCTCGTGTAGTTTGTTGGTGTCGCGACTACGCTCGCGTCGCTCGCCGCTCCACTTGTTGCGATGTCGGCAAGGTCGGCGCTGTTCGCTTTGTCGGCGAGTCGGCTGTCGATCCCGGCGAGGTGAGCCTCAACGTCAGCGGTCGCGGCGCTGTACTCGGTGGGCGTGGCTGTGACGCTCGCGTCGCTCGCCGTTCCACTTGTCGCGATGTCGGCAAGATCAGCTGTGTTCGCTTTGTCGGCGAGTCGCGTATCAATACCTGCGAGGTGCGAGTCGAGGTCAGCCGCGCTCGCTGTGTAGTCGCTTGCGGTGTGCGCTGTCTCGATGTCTGCACCGCCCAACGTAAGCGCCCCATCGGTGGGTGTGAGCGTGTTGACGCTGTTGACCGCCAAGCCGACCTCGGTGTCGATGCCTGCGAGGTGTGAGTCAAGGTCAGCCGCCGCCGCTGTGTAGTTTACTGCGGTGTGCGCGGAGTCGATGTCTGCCGCCCCCACAGTCACATCACCAGAGACAGGTGAGATGCCGTTGACTGAGGCGACGTTGTTCGTGCTGAAGTTATCGACGAGGTCGCGTGTCTCTTTGAGCTTCGCGTCAAGCGCCTCATCTGCTCCCTTGAGCGTTGAGACGGCGCCGATGTAGTTAGTCGCGCCGTTGGCGACGTATGAGCCATCAGTCTCAAGCCCTGCACCGCTCTGTGTAGCGTCGAGCTCGGTCTGGAGGCCGTCGATCTCGCCCTCTGCGGTCGTGAGGCGACCATCGAGCGCCGTGATGTTGCCCTCGTTCGCCGTCACACGCCCATCAAGCGAGCTGATGTCGCCGTCGTTGCTCGTGATCTGCGTCTGCAAGTTGCCGAGCTCGGTGTCAACACCGCTAAGGTGTGAGTCGAGATCAGCCGCGCTTGCGGTGTAGTTTGAGGCGGTGTGCGCTGTGTCGATGTCTGCGCCGCCCACAGTCACGTCGCCAGAGACAGGTGAGACGCCGTTGACCGTCGCGACGCTGTTGGCGCCTAGATTATCGACGATGTCGCGTGTCTCTTTGAGCTTCTCGTCGAGAAGCGTATCAGCGTCGGCAAGGTTGGTCGCGCTCGCGATGTAGTTTGACGAGCCGTCCACGATGTACGCGCCACCGCTTGTCAGTCCTGCGCCGCTCTGTGTGGTGTTGACCTCGAACTGAAGGCTCGCGACGCCGTCCGCGTTCAGCTTCACTTGGGCGTCGAGCAACGTATCGGCACCACGAAGGCTCGTCGCACTCGCGATGTAGTTTGCCGAGGGGGAGTTGATGTACTGCCCACCCGCCGCAAGACCTGCACCGCTCTGTGTAGCGTCGAGCTCGGCTTGGATGTCGTCGAGCTCGCCCTCGGCGGTCGTGAGACGGCTGTTGAGCGAGCTCAAGCTGTCTCGGTTGACCTTCACTTGATCGTCGAGCAGAGAGTCAGCCTGCTTGAGCGTTGTCGCGGTGCTGATGTAGGTCGCGGTAGGGTCTGGCGTATAAGAGCCGTTGCTGTTCAAGCCGGCGCTACTCTGTGTCGTCGCTTGCTCGGTTTGGAGCGTGCCGATCTCGCCCTCTGCGGTTGTGAGCCGGCCGTCGATCGAGCTGATGTCGCCTTCGTTCGTCGTGACACGAGCGGTGAGCGCGTCGTGGTCGGCTTGCGTGACAGCGTTGAGCACGTCGGCGACCGTCAGCTCACGATTGATCCACTCCTCACCTGTGCCGTCGTACACCAAGACCTGTCCGTTGGCTTCAGCGTTGATCGCAACGTCGAGCAGATCGGTCAGAACACTGATCGACTCGCTGTTGTCGACCTTCGTGATCGCGTCGTCGTAGTCAGTCTCACCGCTCGCGATGTCACGAGTCACAACGAGGTGATCGCCGACCGCCCACTCTTGGCCATAGAGCTCTTTTGTGACGTTGGTGTCGGTGGGGTTCAGCTTGACGTTGGTGACGACGTAATAGTCGCCAGCTTTCGTCGAGCCTGTGGTGAGGTCTGGGACGCCGATGCCGATGTCGTAGGCGCCCTTGAACTCCATGCCGCCTGTGAGCCCGGCGAGCTCCGCTTGCAGACCTGCCGGCGTGACGGCGATCAGCTCGCTTGTGCCCGCTTGCGCCTCTGCGATGGTGGCGAGGCGCACCTTGCCAGATGTGGTGGTTGTTGCATTGGGAACAGAGGCAGAGCCTCCGAGAGATGCAGGTCTGATCCTAATCGCCATGAGTCACCCCTTAAAAGTCAAAGCCAGCGAGAACATAAACGCTATCATCCGCGCTACCCTTAGTAACGCTGATGGTCTGCACTAAAGCGCTCAAAGTACCCACATCATCAGTATGAGCTGAGTAAGCGAGCACAGGCATCTCATTGTCTACGCTGTCACTCGCCAAAGTGCGTGGGCGATACTTCACATAAGCCACGTTCTCAAGGCTGAGATTGACCACGCCAACCCAAGCAAACTTAAGCCCAGAGGCGCAGGCCTCACCTGTGGTGGTGTCATAGAAGTCAGCGCTGCTCAAGTCATGCCAATCAGTGTCAGCAAAGGATGAAAGATCAGCAAAAGCGCGGATTGACCCCGCTTTGATCGGATTGGTAATGCCTAAGCCTACAGATGACATAATCAGCGCTCCTCAAAATCTTCAGGAAGTAGTCGATAGATGTGAGCCACGCTGTCAAGCGAGCGCTCTCTTTTGATCACACCCTCGGTAGGCCCATGAGGGCTCATGCCGTGAGCGTTGCCCTCGATGGTGGGGAAGTTGCCTGACTCATCAGGAGCTCCCACACAGAGTGTGATGTGATTGCCTTGAGAGGGTGAGTGAGTGTCATCGGTGAACACGACAACGATGTCCCCAGGCATGGGTTCTTCACCCTCACGCAAGCGAGATGTGCGCCCCCAATTATTCATGAGGCGATAACATGAGGGCATGATCTTCTTGCGTATGTCAGCGAGTAAAGCCGAGCCATAACAGAAGGCCACGAAAGCCCCACACCAAGAGAATTGACCATTCCTGGTGTAATCCTTCTCCCATGACCAACTGAGTCCATCACGCCCCTTGATGTAGGCGTTGATGCGCTCGTAATCGCCCTCATATTGAGGCTCAGTCACATCACGCTCCCACTCAGCCTCAGCGCGCTCAATGGCGCGGCGCGCATGCTCTGAGGGATAGACAGCTCGCTCATAATAGCCACGCGCTGGCTCAGGTGAGCAGTCTAAAGACATGTGAGACACCGAGCGTTGAAGGCGTCTAACCTCATGCTCTAGGTGCTCAATCTGTGTAGAGAGTTCTGCTTTTGTAGCCATTAAGAATACTCCTGAGCCTCTGTGCTAGAGCCTAGCAGAGGAGGGCTCGCGTTGGAAGCGAGATAACCGTCTAGCTTATGGTGTGTGCTCGCTGAGTTATATGTGGTGGGCTCAAGTGTACCACCTGCTGTGGTGATACCATGAGCGGTGGTAAAGGTGATGGCTGTCTCTGAGACCGCTTGGATGATAAGCCCTGTGATGGCGTTGTCCTCGTTGCCCTCTGGCAGATAGTCCACCACATCACCCACAGCGAAGAAGTCAGCATCATAAGATGTGGTGGCGTCTGTGAAATCGTTGGCGCTGATTAAGACTGAGGTGGAGTCAACCACTGAGCTGACTGTCGCTGAGGCGTTCCATCTCACGGACGAGATGCCGAAGGAAATCAGCTCAATCTCAGCGCCCTCTCTCATAAGGTCTTGGCGAATAGAGCGAACCATACCCACCTCACCGCTCACGCCCCACTCGTCACCATAACCCTTGAGCAGAGGGGAGCTCACCGAGACATAAGAGCCCACATCAAGAAGCATACTCTGACCTGTGCCTATGCTTCCCCTCCATGATCTGATTGGATTGGAGAGCAAGCGCCAAAGGCGAGCCATGACAGGAAGGAAAGCTCCTGTGATGTCACCCACAGCGCCGCCAATGTCCTGACCTGTTAGCGCGTAGAGGTCGAGGTCGATCTTTGAGCGCTCGCCACCATAGCGGTTAATCGCCTCTTGATTGTTGAAGGTGAGCTGAGAGGTAAACTTTTGCTCCTCGATGAGCCAGTTATAGCTCACTCCAACCTGCGTCACTATGTCCTCATATATCGACCATGTAGGAGGCGCATCCGCGAGCCAATCACCCTCGCCTATGGTGGCCTTTACATCAACGCTCACCTCTGTCCCGATAGGCTGGAGCGTGAGCAGAGATGCCCCTGTTGAGGAGCGCGACATGATCAACGCACAGCCCATCAGCTTGAGGAGGTCTTGCACCACATCACGCAGGTTGACGCCCTCACCACTGATTGAGCCTGAGAAGATGAAGGGTGAGATGCCATCATAAGCCAAGAAGCTCGCCTCATCTATGTCTGATGAGGGAATAGCAAGACCGAGCGAATAAACATCATAAGGGCCATTTTTGCCAAAGCCGCCGCCACTCTCCAACAGCTTGAGCAGGATTGAACCTGGGCGCTCTCGGCTGAAGCGAGCGCCGCCAAAAATCTCAACTCGCTCAGTGTCTGACCAATCACCAAAAGAGGTAATCTCAGACCAATCTTGTCGGCGGTCAAGATGGATTAAGTAGCCTATGTTGACGCCATCATAAGAAGCCACGCTCTCATGTGTGGCCTTAATCCATTGGTAGCGCTCCTCACCTAAGTCTCGATCTGTAAACTTAACTTGAAGATCATAACTTACATCTGTGGCGATAGTAGGCAACCCTAGCGAGCCCTCAACCAAGATGGTGAGCTCACGCCTCTGATACCACGCGCGCGCGATGTCTCTGAGAGGATAGGATGCTGTCGTGTTGTCGTCATTATCAGGCACAGACAGCTTGAGCTTGATACCTTCTGAGGCGGCGCGTTGGCTCCCCTCTTGGCGCAGGTCGAGCGGATAGCCTATGCGCTCGACATTACCAAATGGCTCATAAGGCACGATCCCAAAACCAAAGCCATCACCCACCCACCGCTTAGGCTCGTATGCTTTACCATCAACCACCAAGCGCTTCAGCGAGGCGTTGCTCAGCACGATATAAGGTCTCGTCACACCTGGTGGTCGCGTGGCTCTTACATGCACCGAGTTCCCTCGGCTGATGCTGAGGTGAGCCCATGCTGCCCTCTCGTTCCCAATCGGGGTGAGATCAAAGTTAGCATCAGAGCTTAACTCAGCGCGCAGTACATCGGGCCAAGGCTTAACCTCTGATGTGCCTAGCTTAACAGCTTTATTCTCAATCTTTGGGTTTGTGCGTACTCTGAAAAAGTCTGCGCCTGCCTCTGTGCCGCTTTGAGATAGCCCTTCACTCTTGGCTGTATCATAGCCACCTTGTATCAGATAAACCTTGACCCCTGGCGCCTCAAGAAAGGCGTAGCGTGGGTGAGGCGTTGCGTAGTTCTCGTCATATCCATCAGGCAGACTAGAGCTAAACATCTGCAAATTGTCGGGTTGAACAGGTGAAAATGAATAGGTGCCTGCCACCTCATCAATCAGAAACTTATCAATGTAATAAACCGAGTCATTATCAAGCCCCACACCCCAATCAAACCAAGAGGCGCGTGAGCCATCAAAGTAGTGAAAGTCTTGCACTAGCTTGGTTGAGATGCGCCCTCGGTCTGACAGCTCAGTGTCGATCAGCGCACTGATAGGAAGCAGGCTGAGGCTCACCACACCTCCCTCCTCAACGATGGGCGAGGAGTCAAGGAAGCCGTTGACGAGCTCCACGAAGTCACTGAGCGATCCATCGGGGTATTGCTGAGCCACCCAGAGCGAGGCGCGCCGACCTCTAAAGGTGGTAATGGCTGATGTGACCTCTGGCACAAATGAGCCAAAGTCAGCGATCCTATGAGATTGGCGCTGAGAGCCACCGACCGCGCGCGCTGTATAGGTGAGGCGCGCGCCGCCTGTGATGGAGGTGTAGCCTGTCACCTTGAGTGTCTCTGCACCAATGTGCATCACAGCAGGGAAGCTCAGCGCTGAAGGCTCAGTGTCGATGTCGAGCGTTCCGCTGTCGCTGTCATAGTCCAAGTCTTCGATGATCTGAGCCCTGAAGGGAGCCTCAGCGCGAGCGCCACAGCGCCCGAAGATCACAGCAGGGTCGCTCTCTCCTCCTCTAGTGCGATCACTCGCCAAGGAGATCGTGACAGCGCCATAAGAGGCGATGCCACCGCTTGGATCGATGGAGCCAGAGAAGGCCCCCACATCAACAATCGCGCGCTGATTGGCGTAGCTAATCCCATCGACAACCACCGCGCTCATATTGGCGAGCGATGGGTCAATATCATGTGAGGTGTAGCGAGTAGGGAGGCCTGCGATTTCAAGCACAAAGACGCGCCGCGCGTGTTGATCGGTGATCATGTAGCCTCCTGATAAATGTCAAAGACGTTGAGGTTATAGATGAGCGCGCCCTCGGTCTGTATGCAGAGCGTCAAGACCTGCCCTCTATAGGCTGCGGGAATATATAGAGGGCGAGGCGCTGAGAAGTCCACAAAGCCCCCCGATGGAATAGGCACAGGCTCAGCCCCTGTGCTCGCCCTCTTGACCTCCATGCCCCTGATGTTGACGCTCGTTGAGATGTCCAATGGAGACTCAAACTTAATACCATCATCAATCTTAGTGTGCTTGAAGTCAGTTGCGCTCTGAGCATAGAGCTCAATCGTGATGTATGGATCAGAGCTTGTATCGCCAGCGCAGGCATAGGTGATCTCAATAGCGAGCCACTCAGAGGAGGGCATCGTGGCGAGGAATAAATCATGATCCTCTGTATGCCCTTTGAGGATTGTCTCATAACCACCTTGGAAGACCTGCGCCTCATTGTAGATGCTGAGCTCCTCAATATAGGTGGTGCGCCCTATATGGTAGGAGCCCATAGCCCTAAATTTAACCCCCTGAAGTTGCTTAAGACTGAGAGCGAGCTGAGAGACCACGCCCCCCATAACCACACGCCCTGCGTGGGTGCTCTGCGCCTGTGGAAGCCTTGAGTAGTTAATCGGTGTCGTCATCAGATACCCCACACACACAGAGCCTTAATGAGCCCTGGTTCTTCAAGGAACCCATCAAAGTTTGTTCCGTTGTTGTCTAGCTCAACGCGATACATGTTGAGGTGATACAGCGCGGCATCTTCCTCGTTGTGGTCGATCTCGATTGTCAGTGTCTCATGGTTCCACCCTACAGAGTCAAAAGTGAGAGTATGACCTAGGATAGAGAGCCGCTTGCTCTGCCCTGCTGTAAGCCCCTGGATATATGCTGAGACATGGATGGTGAAATCTCCACTAAGGATCGCCTCTTGAGGCACATGCACAGGCTGACCCAAGACGCCTATGTCACCTGTGTAAAGGTATTTAGCAGGAGCGGGATCACTGATTGAAGTAGGTGCAGCGTCAAGGCTCTCAACGCCCGACCAAGAGAGCCACATCTGAGGGCGCCTTCTCAGCGTCTCCACGTTGGTGAGCATATTGCGCCCCCACCTTGAGGAGAGAGGATAATCAGCGCCCACACGATCAATCCCAAAGGGGATAAACTCATCAGTCCCCTGTAGGCGCTTGCCTGGGGTGACAGGAGAGGCGAGAGGCTCCCAACGAGCCATGAGCATGGTGATCTCATGGCGAGATGTAGCGCCTGCTGTGTGCTTCACATCGAAGAAGAGTTCCACATACTCATCAGCGATGGTCGAGGTGAGCACAACATCGATGGTCACAAGGTGAGGGCCTGCGCCTGTCGAGCAGACCTCACCATCAAACTTGCCCGCTGATGTGTCGAGACTTGCCCTAATGCACCCGCTGCCCTTAGCGACAGCATACACCTTGAGCGTGTAGTGATCGCGTGTGCAGGTCGGGATCATATAGCGCAACATCGAGCGGTATGATGTGTTCTTCTGCACCATCTGTCCCTCGGCCCACGCTTGGCTCACAACGTTAGATGTGGCGCCATAGTGCCAAAGATAATTGGCAGTCTGGCTCATGGCAGTGACCGCGCCCTCTGCGATGGGCTGACCTGCTACTGTGGTTGTCTCATCAGCGAGCGTAGGTGGTGGTGTTGGGAAGCTGTTGCTCATAGGTGCTCCAATCGCATCTGCACAGGAACGCGCCGCTTAAGATCGCCAAAGCTAAGATCATAAGAGGCTGTCACCATCGAGGCTCTTATGCGCCCTTGATCGCCGTTATCCTCTGAGGTGTAGATCAGATCATAAGCGGGTTGGTCGGCTGTCACCTCGGCAGAGGTCAGCGCGCGGCGTGAGTCTCCCCAACCTTGATAGAAGTTGACCCTCTCACCCTGTGGCGCGTACTGCATGAAGCGATCAGTAAAGTGACGATAGAGATCACGCTGATCAAGCAGAGCATCAAGATCAAAGGCGAGCGCGCTTGTGATGTAGCGCCCGATAAAGTTTGAGGTGTACCCGCCACCGATGAGGCGCCTACTCTGAGAGATTGTCTCAGCGCTGAGGTGGTGATCTTGGAAGGGTCGAGATGGGAACAGCGCCCCGGGCATGGGGTGCGTGGCTGTGAGCGTCACTGTGTTGGTGGCTCCGCTGCCATTGACCACGCCCACCTCATCACCGGTGAAGCCGAGGCGATCTCTGAAGGAGCTCGACAACCAAGAGAAGGAGGAGCTGTCAAGATGCCACACCTCAACGTGACCATCATCATTAAGGATGAAGCGCGCCTCTGTGCCTGTGTCAGTCCTCACCAAAGCCTCAAGGCAGTCGGTCGCGTGTAGGTCGTCAAGGTCAGCCAAGCCACGCTGACGCAGACCACAGACCACATCTTGTGTAGGCCAAGGCTGATCTGATGAGGAGAAGGCAGTGAATAAGGTTGGAGGTGTGCCACCATCACTGAACAGGTATCGCTCACCTCGATACACACCGCGCACCCAATCAAGCTCACCAATCACATAATAATGAGCCTCGGTCACATCATAGGTTGCGTTCTGATTGCCGAGCCCTAAAGGATCGGTGGTGATGGGAGACACGATGAAGTCCACATCACAGATGATCTTGATGCGATCTTCCTCGGTCAGATCCACCTGCCATGTGCCAAAGCTAGAGGCTGAGTTGAGCGCCGCCTCAAAGGTACCGATCGCCCCAGAGATAGAGCCGACAGCGCCCACGCCTCGACCATTAAGGAAGTGTAGCGCGTCCTCATAAACGCCCTCGCCTAAGCCATACTCAGGCAGGGTCACAGTCTGTGAGGCGTAGCTGATTACATCGACACCCGACCAATCACGCGCATCAAAGGAGGCGAGAAGGGCGAAGTTTGGAGCATATACGTTATAGGGCATCTTAACCTCTGCTGTTCATGCGAACCGCCCCGCGCCTGGGTCGGTTGATTGTCTCGACCAATCGGTCAGCGAGCGCCTGCTCTGCTGCGCGCCTTGTGTCATAGATCACAGCGCCACCAAAGTTAATGTTAAAGGTCATGGCCTCGGTGCTCGCTTGCTCACGCTGAGGAGCAGGAGCGCTCAAGGGTGCTCCACTCGGTGAGGCTGAGGGTGTACCACCTCCACCACCACCACCTCCAAGAGCTGCACCACCTGCGCGAGCGAGCCCCGCAGCGCCTGCGAAGATACCCGCCGCAGTGAAGTGAGCCGAGGCTTGAGCAGGGTTGAGCAGAAGCGCGGCTGTACCATAAGCGGTCTCCATGATTGCCTTAACGCCAGCCTCACGCGCGAGGGCGTTGAGCACGTTGGCGATAGAGTCCTCAAAGCTCTCACCGAACAAGGCAGCGCCCACCGCCGCCTCAGCAAACCCCTTCCCATAATCAGAGATCACGCCACGCGCTTGCTTCATAAGCGCTTGTGATGCCTTCTGCTCTATCCTCGCCCTCTCCATCCCATAGCGCCTTAAGAGCTCAGTCCTCACCTGCTCGTTGCCCTCTGCCATCTCGATCTCTCGATCATACTTGACCTTGAGCTGTGCAAGCTCGCGCTCAGTCTCACCCTGCACAAAGCCAGCATTAAACTCAGCAGTTGAGAAGGCAAATTCACGCGCCTTCTCAGCAGCCTGCCTCTCTGCCTCCTCACGCTTGGCTAGGTTGCTCAAGTAATCAGCTTGTTCAGCTTCTCTGATTTTCTTCAGCTCAATCTGATACTGAGTCTCAACAAGCGCGCGCTTGGTTGCATCATCCTTGGCAAGCTTAAGCCCTGTCTCATATCGCTCTCTCGCTAGAGACTCCTGCTGACTCAAGCCATCAAGTGTTAATCTGATCTGAGCTTGGCGCAGTTGACTCTCTAAGACCATCTGCTGTTTAGCTAAAGCCTCCTGCATCTTTCGCTCAGCTTCCTGTTGTCTGAGCTTCTGCTGATAGGCTTGGCGCCGCTTCTGCGCCTCGGCTTCAAAAATGCGAGCCTGGCGAGCTGCTACAACTTCTTCATAAACTTTTTGCTCATTAAGGCGCTTAAGGGCCTCTGTTTGACTCTCTACCTGTTTGAGCAAGTCAGCTCTGCTAGCATCCTCCAATTTAAGCGCATCTTCTTTTGCATAAGCCTCAATAGACTCTTTGGCAGCCGCCCGCGCTGCTTGGTCTTTGACATCAATCTCAAGCCTCATCAGGTCGATAGCCTTAAGGCGCTCAAGGTTTTCCTTAACCTTCTGTTTGAGAGAGTCTGTGGTCAACTCCTCAAGTTTCTTCTCCTGCTCGCCAGCCTCTTTCAAGACCTCAAGATTTGATCTAAGTATGGTCTCTAACTCTTTGAGCTTGGCGTTGTATTTAGATGAAGACTTCGCCTTAATGTACTCTACCTCTGCATATTGCAGATTTTGCAGCGCTCTTGTGTATTCATCAGTCCCCTTCTTACCCTCTGATACTAACTTATTAAGAGTTTGCTGAGCTTCTGTGTAATCCTTGAGAGGCCCCTCAACCATAGCCGATAACTTATTCATGGCTCGCTCAGTGCTCTTTTCAAAAAGCTCTTTAGCCACTTGAGCCTTGATAGTTATCCTAAAGAAATCATCAAGGGCTTTCACAGATGGAACAACACCATTCTCAGCCAAAGCCTCTAGCTTAGAGCTGAGATCTGCCACCGCTGCGGCGTATGCCTCTTGACGATCTTCTGCCTCTTGAGCAGCGCCGCTCAGTTGCCGATAACTTTCATACAGAACACCTAAAGCTCCAACAACCATGCCAATCGGCCCGATCAAGCCAATCAGACTACCTCCCCCTTTTGCCACGCTCGACACCGCCCCACCTAACTCTGCAAAAGCTTCTTTACTCTCACCGATGGCGTCTGAAACAGATGACAGCCCCTCTCCCAGTTCCTTATTTGTTTTACCAACGAGCTCTCCGACCCCTTTAAAACTCTCGCCTACTCCATCGGCGCCTTTTGTGACCATATCCAACCCTTTGAGGGTTTCCTGTTGGCCTTTGAGTTCGACTTCAATCTCAATGGTATTCTCAGCCATTATTGGCCTCCATCATTTGCTCTTGGTGGCGCGCGATCATCTGCTCAGTGTTGGAGTGTAGCACATCGAGCGCCTCCACGATTGCACATGTAGGGCGCGGAAATACAGACTCAATCGAGCCTAAGCCTTGCCTGTGTCGGTGATAAGCCGTTATCACCGAGGCGAGGCGATTGGCGTCAGCTATCGGGCAGTGCCTGATCTTCTGATCAGAGAAGGCCTCACCGCAGTTGGGCGCCACGCGATAGGCAGGCATAAACAAACCCTCATCATCACGCTGAGCCATAGGCAGACCAGGCTTAAAAGCACCGCCACAATTGCCACGTTGACGCCTGAGCGCAGGGTTGCCCCTGCACTGCTCACAGCTCCACGCGCGCCCCCCACTGCTCGTCAACCAAACAGAGGAGGCAAGTGCTATTTTCCCCGCTGACCTAAGAGGCTCATGCGCTGGATATGCTGCACCAGCTCTGTGATGACTGCGAGGCGGTGCGCCTCTGGCTTGATCAGGCTGAGCTTACCCTTTGCAGGTTCACCATCAATCAAAGTTAGAGCCGCCTCAACCATCTCGACAAAGACCTTGTTGAGGTAGCTCTGATACATCGCTAAAGCCTCACGCTCATCTTCTGTGAGATTGTGATGCCAACGCGCCTTCTCACGCTGATCATCGGGCGCCTCAGTCCACAGCAAGCGCCCAAGCTCAGAGCGAACATAAGCACCCGCCTTAACCTCAGCGCTCTCACGCTCAGCAGGAGAGAGAGCCTTGAGGGTAAAGATGGTGGCGCCCTCATAGCTCTCAAGCTCATCAAGATCACCTGTGAGCATATAGGCCTTTACTTGATCGGGTGAGGCGATCACCGAAGAATCACAAGTGACCACCACCTCAAGCGTCATATCAGCATCGGGCATAAATGAGAGCGCCATATCTTTAAACCCCCAGAGCCAAACGGACAGGGCTGTTGCCTGCGCCGCTCTCGCTCACATCACCACC